TCCTTGCGCAACAGCTAATCTGTCTGCTGCATCTGCTGTACTATTAGTTGCATCGCGTAAAGCTTTTTGTGATTCAGTCATTAAATCAACTTTTTTTGTTGCTTCTTCAGTATCATCACCCATTGCATAAATTGCCGCACCTAATGCTGCAATACCAGCAATAATTAAAAAAGCTGGATTAGTAAGTAATGATGCTGTTAATCCTTTACTTGCTACTGCTGCTTCTGTTTCTGCGACCGCTAATTCTTGATTTGCTATTGTTGATGCTTTTGTTGCGACAGTAGTTATTCCTAATACAACTTGAATATCTTTTAACGCATCTTTCATTGCAAATAATGAATTAATACCTTGCGCAAACATCATCACACCAGTTAATTTATTTACTAATGCTGTTGCTTCTTTTGATTCACCACCAAATAAACGCATCATACCAGTTAATCCTTGAAATGCGCCAGCTGTCGTACCAAGTACGCTTGTAAATGCGTTGAATTTTTTTTCTGGATCTAATGCTTTAACACGATTATTAAAATCATCCATTTGATCACTTAATTCAGCAACTTTCATTTGCGCTTGCTTTGCTTCTTTTGAATTAAATCCAAATTGTTGTGCAACTAATTGCGCTTCTGTTTTTGCTTCTCTTAATTGTGTTTTTAAACTTTTAAATTCATTTTCTGTATCTTTAATACTATTATTTAAATTATCAAATTTTTTTATTACATCATCAGTTACTTTACCAGTATTTACTAATTCATCTTTAACAGTTTTCAAACCAGTTGCATCACCAGTAACTTTAATAACTATATTTTCTGCCATTTTATATTTTTCTTGAAATATCTTCTACTAATAACATATATTCAATCATTGTCAATTTTCTATAGTTAACACCATATTGTTTTCCTATTTTAATACCGTTGACAAAACTGTCTTCAAGCCCTCGTTGGATGTCATGCCAATAACTTTTTGCAATTGCCTCTCTTCGATCTTGTTTATCACTTCTAAGCATATCTCTAAATCTTGTTGAGATATATGTGGTAAGGGAAATATGTGCCTTAAAGCTATTGGTACACTGAAAAAAAAACTTTCAGCATTATCAATATTTTCTTTCCAAAATTTTATTTTCTTCTCAGCATATTTTGCATCATATATATATGGTGATTCATGCTCATCAAAAAAAGCAACGCCAGCCATTTTGAATAATAAATCAGTTGTTGGTACGATCCATTCTAATCTTTCTTTAATCATGATCACTAATTGACTTATATTCATTAAATCAACTTTACCATTTTTACCACTTAAGTTTTCATACATCACATCAATAAATGCTTTCAAATGATCATTAGTCATTCGATTATTCCATTCATCATATATTGCTAATGCTTGAAATCCTCTTTCAGTAAATGTATTGAATGAATCTTGTAAACCATAATACTGTACACCACCAACTTTAAAAGCTGGAATTATAGTATGTCCTTCATGTAATTGCCAATTAATAATTTTCTCCATATAAATATTTGTTTAATGCTTCAATAAGTTTATTTAATTTTTCTGAACTAACATAAGTGTGATTATTTTTTATCAAACTAAATGTTTGTCGTGATCTACATATTTTTAAAAGTATTTTTTTATTTGCATATTTTTCTTGATAACAGTTATTACAATTACATCTACCTACATATGCAAAATTATTTTCAATTAGAAATCCTGTTAGATCTAAATTAATTTTAGTTATTGTATTCTCTGAGTATTCTATTGACATGATAAACTATTCCTACAGTTCCAACTAATGCTAATACATATAATGGCCAAAATAATAAATCAATTTCTAAAAATGGAAATACATATAATGAATGTAATGAACTCATACAGTAAATACATAAATAAAAAGGCTTTTGAAACCATAATGGCCATTTATTAAAATAATCTTCAATAAAACTAAAGATCATTCCTGGTTCAGTTGCAAAATTAAATCCAACTATAATTAATGAATTTAATAATAATGCTTGAAATATCATATTGTCATTAAATGCTTCTATCATTATGCTAATGATGCGCTATAAATTGAATCGTTAATATTATTAAAATCGGTAGTAGTAAATACTACACCATTATCAGTACATATGTTATTTGTATTTAATGTTAATACTGTTGCATTACCATTTTTAATAACAATTGAAGCTGATAACTCATTACCATTTTCGTCTAAATTTTGTTCAACAGTACAACCTATTGATGCAACTGGAATAGTAACGGTCTTTAAATTATAACCAGTGTAGCTTAATGCATCTACATTATAGTTATAATATTCAGTCCAAACTAATTGAAAGAATAAATCGTTTATTGCTGCGACTGTTGCAGTTGGTAAGGTATAAGCTACCTCTTGTGTTGGGATTGTTGGCATAATTAATCTGATGTTATAATTGTATAAATGAAATCAATATGAATTTCTTCATATGTTGTATTATTAATTGTAAAACTAATTTTATTAGTTAAATCTTGATCACTATAAATTTTTAAAGTTAAATTATTATATGGTGTAAAATATCCAGTTGGAAACTCTGGCGCTGCTGACCATAAATTTAAATTACCATTTACATCAGCACTAACTGATTGAACATATCTTTTTTGTTTACCATTATCTAATGATACATAATATATTGTACCATTTTCTAAATTTAAATCAAAACTATAATATGATTCACATGCTGTTAATGTCATGTAATATGGAAATGAACAAACATTTTGTGTTATTGTTTCTGTAAATAATAATGGATAATAATAATTTTCAGTAATTACAGAAATAAATATTGGCATATATGTTGGATCAACAATTGTAAATGTAACTGTTGTTCCTTCACCATATGATGTACCACCACTTAATGTATATGATACAGTACCTCCATAAGTTTCTAATCCTGTTTGCATCATATTCATATCATCAACAAGACTATTGTTATTCATAGATTGAGGAATACTATAAGTATTATCGCCATAATAGGTATAACTACTTAATGTTCCATCATCATTAATATTTGTAGTAAAACTTGCAGTATATGTTGCCATAATTTTTTTTTCAAATATAAAAATTATTATTTATAGAATGATAAAAATTTGTGATGAAATGTAAAACAATAATATCTAAAACAATCTAAATAATCAGAATATTTTTTATCATTTGATCTGTCTTTTTTAATATCACCATTTTCATCTACTTCAACATATTTAAGATCCTTAATTAATTTAACACACTTATTAGAAATTTTAACATTAGCATTTTGCAATAATGAATTAAGTAAAACACGACTATCATTTACTGATGGATTAATATTTCCAACCATTAATTGATTACTACTTAAATTTAATTTCTGTTTTATTACAGTATAATAGTTATAATTGCCTTTTGTTAATGCTGATCTATTTCTACCTGTTGCATCACCAGTTACAAAAAATGTTGCTGTTGGAAATCTAGCAATAATAACATCACATAGTTGAAATATATCACTATTACTTAAACCAAATTCCTCTATGATCTCAATATTATTTAAATATGATTGACCAGCAATACATGTTATAGGATCTTTATTAAAATCAAATGATAAATGAATTGGTTGTTGATAGTTAAAATTTAAATCAGTTACAACATGCTTATTAATATCGAATGCATATGCAAATGGATTATTACTTAAATCAATATCTTCAGCTAGTATTTCACATCTAAAAGATAATTCATCCATTGATTCTTTTATTGTTTCTATTTCATCTTTATCAATAAATGGATTATCATATGTACTTAAATTAAATGTAGCCCAGTTTTCTTTATTACCATTTTCATGTAGTTCTTTAAAATATGTTTGACCAAATTTTGGTGTTGATAAAATCCATGCATCACCATGATAATCGATCAACGTAGGTAATATAGTATTTTGCCAAGCTTCTTTAAATTTTTTTGCTTTCTCAGCTTCATCAATTACTACTCTAGAATATTTTCTACCGCGACCACTATCAGGATTATCCATCGACCAAAAATCAATAATGCCACCAGTTATTAATCTTATTTGTTTTATCTGTTCATCTTTTTTTAAAATTAATGGAGCTAAATTATATTTCAACTCATTCCACACTTCACTCAGATCATTATATGTTGGTGTAAAATAAGCGACAGGTTTTCCTTCAATAGCTTTAATTGGTATTAAATAATTTGTTGCTAATGTTGTTTTACCAAATCGTCTACCAATTTTTAATACATTAAAACGTGCACAATTATTTATAACTTGCTTTTGACCAATATGCAATTTCTGTAAATCAATTTCATAAATCATTCTTTACAATAATTATATTTTCTGGATTAACGTATACTGATTTATATTTATCACCAATATAAGATTTAATTAGATCAACATTACCATCATGTTCAATACACCAACATTTAACTGTTGGCATTAATAAAAACAATTTTAAAAATAATTGTACTGATCCACCTTCAATATCAATATTTACAAAATCATAATGATGTCCAAACTTTAATAATAACTTATGATAATTACATGTATTCAAATGTATTTTATTAAATGGTGTTTGATTTTTCCATTTATTATAGTTATCTATTTCATTAGTTGCTGTTGCTTGATCATTATCATAAAAATCAATTAACTCTTCTTTATTATCAACAATACAAATATTAACTAATTCAACATCTAATCCTTTTGTATTTTGCTGTAATAATGAAAATACTTTTGGTGATGCTTCAATTAAAATACCATTCCAACCTGATTCTAATAATTTTCTTACGTTACTAAATGTTATTCCATCATACGCGCCAATATCTAATAATCGACCATTAGTAATATCTTTAACAGCATTTAAAATATAATGCTCTTCATTATTTTGTGAGTATTTCAATTTAATTTAATTTAAGTGTTAACTAAAATCCTTCTTTCCAATTTATTTTTATTTCAATATCATTACCAGATATTGCAACATTTTCTTTTGGTTTGCCAAACCTATATTCCATAAATAATTTTACAAATTGATATTCGCCGCTTTTAACACCATTCTCTAAAGCTTTTAAAGCAATATCATCTAATGGTGATAATCTTTCGATCAGTTCAATTTCTTTTGCTTTAGGTGGCCGACCTTGTCCTTGATAAATTCCTTTTTTACTACCGTTATTTTTTCTACCATCCATAAGAATCAAAATAGATCATTTAAATGAATTATTATTTTAAACAATACAAATATATCAAAACAAAATTTAAACATCTTAAATGCTATCCAATTTCATTTATTGATAAAATAATAGATGGACTATCAGGCTCATCATAAACTCCACTAATAGTTTCTATGTTAACATTAGTATCACTTACTTGATAATAAATTTCAATATAGTCACCAACATTGCAATTAAACATAAAATTCCAGCTTGCAATATGATGACCAGCTATACCACCATGCGTACCAACAATTGAAAATTTACTATTACTGTTATCTATTCTATTAC